CAAACACTCATTGACTTCTTTGTTAAGAACTGTTAAGATAAATATGAGAAATACATGGGAGGTTATGACTTCTTCTACACTTTCACAACCAATTTCACAAAGGGGATGGTTCGATGTCCTGGATGACTGGCTTAAACGAGATCGCTTTGTATTTGTGGGTTGGTCTGGACTCTTACTTTTTCCCACTGCTTATCTTGCCCTTGGTGGCTGGCTTACTGGCACAACGTTTGTTACAAGCTGGTACACCCACGGGTTGGCGTCTAGTTACCTTGAGGGTGCTAATTTCCTTACGGCAGCTGTGTCAACGCCTGCAGATTCTATGGGTCATTCTCTTCTTTTACTTTGGGGTCCTGAGGCTCAAGGGGATATCGTCAGGTGGTTCCAACTTGGGGGACTATGGACTTTTGTGGCGCTCCACGGGGCTTTCAGCTTGATTGGATTTATGCTTCGTCAGTTTGAGATTTCACGATTAGTTGGCATTCGTCCTTATAACGCAATCGCATTTTCTGGACCCATTGCGGTCTTCGTGAGTGTGTTCCTGATGTATCCTCTGGGTCAATCTAGTTGGTTCTTCGCACCTTCTTTTGGTGTTGCTGCTATCTTCAGGTTCCTTCTGTTTCTTCAGGGTTTCCACAACTGGACCCTCAACCCCTTCCATATGATGGGAGTTGCTGGTATACTGGGTGGAGCATTGCTCTGTGCCATTCACGGTGCCACAGTAGAAAATACGCTTTATGAAGATGGCGAACAGTCGAATACTTTCAAAGCTTTTGAACCCACGCAAGAGGAAGAGACTTATAGTATGGTCACTGCGAACAGATTTTGGTCTCAAATCTTCGGCATTGCTTTTAGCAATAAGCGTTGGTTACATTTCTTTATGCTCTTTGTTCCCGTCATGGGTCTCTGGACATCTTCTATCGGGATTATCGGTCTTGCTCTCAATCTTCGTGCTTACGACTTTGTTAGTCAGGAAGTTAGAGCAGCAGAAGATCCTGAGTTTGAAACCTTCTATACAAAGAATATTCTTTTGAATGAAGGTCTACGTGCCTGGATGGCACCAGTAGATCAACCTCATGAGCAGTTTGTATTTCCAGAGGAAGTTTTACCTCGTGGAAATGCATTATGATATAAATAATTCTATCGTGTGGTAGAATTATGGAAAAAATAGGAATGCTTACCGTTCTTGATGAATGGTCCGATAAACTTCACAGATACTGTAAAGTCCAGTGTGATTGTGGAACTATAAAAACAGTTCGTAGATCATCTATGAAACCTGGACAAACAGTATCTTGTGGGTGTTATGCCAAATCACTCCGCAAGACAGGACAAGATCCAAGATCACCCATGTGGTCTCGGGCAAAATATAGGGCAAAGCAAAAAGGTCTGGATTTCAATATCACAAAAGAAGATATTGTGATTCCAGACACTTGCCCTTTGTTAGGCACTCCTATGGAATCACCATCTTTAGACCGTATTAATCCTTCTAAAGGATATATTAAAGGTAATGTGTGGGTCATCAGTAACAGAGCCAACACTCTTAAAAATGATGCAACTCTAACAGAACTTAAAACCTTAGTGGAGAATTTACAGAGATTAAAATAAATAAAGGAGTTCCACAAGAACTCCTTTTTTATGCTTCTTATTCTAATTCTCTTTCAACTTTTTGGAATTCTTATGTTTATATTGTCAATAACCCAAGAACTTTGATACATAAGAAGGTTGTATTATGAATATGAAAAACTTATTTCTTTCAGAAGACCAGATTAAACTTCTTGCTGATGCTATTTGGATGCGTCAGAGGTGTTTTATTGCTGGAGATAGAAGATTTAAAGAATATGGATCGATGCTAGATACCCTCCTAGAAGATATGGACTACACACCACAAAGATCTTGATGATTACTTCAGAGACACCTTATAAGTTAGCAGAAATTATCAGAGACACTTGGCCTGGACTTTACAGACCTGTTAATGTGTCCTATACTAAGCAATATATAAAAAAAAAATAAATGAAATCTTTAGTAACTGGCGGAGCAGGATTTATTGGTTCTCATATTGTAGAGAAACTTCTCTCCATGAAACACGAAGTAATTGTGATTGACAATGAATACTCAGATAATGAACAATTCAATTGGAACGAAAAAGCACACAATTACAAATACGATATCTGTGATTATATTCATACTCGTCCTTTGTATGACGGAGTTGATTATGTCTTTCATTGCGCCGCAGAAGCACGAATAGGACCATCTATTGAAAATCCTATTAACACAATGAATATTAATGCACTTGGAACTTGTACAGTTCTTCAATGTGCTCGTGAAGCAGGTGTTAAAAAAGTGATGTACTCATCCACATCTGCTGCTTATGGATCAAATCCATCTCCAAATATTGAAACTCAACCAAACGATTGTTTAAATCCTTATTCTGTGTCTAAAGTTGCAGGTGAAGAACTCTGCAAAATGTATACAAGTCTTTATGGACTTCCAACTGTTATTTTTAGATACTTTAATGTTTATGGGGAAAGAGCACCAAAAAGGGGGCAATATGCTCCTGTGATTGGTATTTTCTTGAGACAACTCACTGCAGGAGAACCTCTCACAATTGTTGGTGACGGTGAACAACGAAGAGACTTTGTTTATGTCGGTGATGTTGCAAATGCAAATGTTATGGCAGCAATTTCTAATCTTGATCCAGAGAAGTATGGTCAGGTTTACAATGTTGGGACAGGAAAGAATTATTCTGTAAATGAAATTGCTGAACAAATTTCCGATAATACTACTAGAATTCCATCTAGAGTTGGTGAGATAAAAACAAGCCTTGCTGATATTTCAAAAATTAAGTCTGTACTGGGTTGGGAACCAAAAACAGATATTCGGAAATGGATATTAAGTTACATTTGATAAATACTCGGAGCATTTTTTTCTTATGAAGTTTACAGTTTATTCAAAGGATGGTTGTCCTTATTGCACAAAAATTAAACAGGTGCTAGAATTAGCAGACCTACAACATGTTGTTTATAAACTTGGAACTGATTTTACAAGGGAAGAGTTTTATGCAGAGTTTGGTGAGGGGTCTACCTTTCCTCAAGTTATTATTGACGATCAACACCTTGGGGGATGCACTGACACAGTGAGATATCTCCAGGAAAAAAATATTGTATGACAATAAATAGTCAAGAACCCCAGATTAATCGGGGTATTGAATTATTACTACGCAATAGGAGGAGAAAATCTGAAAGACCAAAGACTTTTCAAGTGAAGTTTGGTAAGATGATTTCTCTCTTCCGTAGAGAATTTCACTTCTTTATCGATTTTCACTTTGACATAAAGAAAAAATAAATTCTCTGGAGAAAAAAATGTTAGCAGTAACTCTAACCATAGGAACATTAGTTTCAATTATGTTCTTTTTTGTGGGAGGTGTGGTAGGATGGTTAGCAAAAGAACATTTCTACCAAACTCAACCAGTTTATACACACCCAGAGATGTTTGATTCAAATGGGAATGTAATACCCGACGAAATTTTAGCTGTGAGATTTGAAAACGATTATGACTACAACGAAGACGAAGAAGACGACGACTGAATCTCCAATCGAAACTCTTCCTATTAATCCTTTTGTTTTTGAAGTTTTAGAACTTGCTTCAAAACAAAGAAGTAACGCAAAAAAAGTAGAAGTGTTAAAAACATATGAACACGATTCTTTAAAATCGATTTTTATTTGGAATTTTGACGACAGTGTTATTTCACTTCTTCCGGAAGGACCTGTTCCATATGCAGATGCAAAAGAACAAAATGTTTATTCCGGAAATCTTTCTGATAATCTGGCAAAAGAAGCTGCAGGTGGAGAGTCTGCGACTGGTCAAGATTTGAATGGTAGAGGAAAAACTTCTCTTCGTAGGGAGTTTAAAAACCTCTATCATTATATTAAAGGTGGAAATAATGGACTTTCTGCAATTCGTAGAGAAACTATGTTCATTAATTTGTTGCAGGGTCTTCATCCTAAGGAGGCCGAAATAATAATTTTGGTAAAGGATAAAAAACTTTCCAATAAATATAAAATAACTCTTGATAATGTAAAGGAGGCATATCCCGATATTAAATGGGGAGGTCGTTCGTGACAACTGCTCTAAGTATGGAGAAAAATATGGCAGAGTATGGAAAAGAAGATAAAAATATTCTGTCTAGTAATTATGGATGTGATATTCTACTTCAAGATATTACAATTGACAAAGCAAAAGATTCTTCCTTTCCAAATGATGCATATTTAATTTGGTACAATCATGATGGAAAGGAAAAAATTGATTTGGTAAGAGGATCTAGAGTTCGTATTTTTGATATGTACTATGATAAGTATGGACCTGGAGTTATTCAAAAAATTGATTTTGGATATGGAAGAACAAATCCAAAACTTTGGGGATATAAACAACCAGATAAAAAGAAAAAATGAAAGAAGGTTTTGAAGTAGAAATTGAAATGCCTAAGTCCGATATTGGTAGACTTTTAAAAAAATATAAGAAATTAAAAAAATATCAAAAATCTTCTTTATTTGCAGTGAAGACTATGGATGGAACTGAAAATATTATTAGTAAAATGATTAAGGAAGTGGAGGATAATCCTTTATAAATGGGAAAACATTACTTACTTAATTTGTATGGATGCTCGTTTGTTCTTTTGGACAACGAGCGTTGTCTTATAGACTTACTAGAAAATGCTGCAGTTGCTAGTGGAGCCACTGTAGTTCAGACTATTTCAAAAAAGTTTGAGCCACAAGGAGTTACTGTTATTTGTTTGCTTTCTGAAAGTCATATTAGTATTCATACTTGGCCTGAGGAAGGTAAAGCAGCAGTGGATGTTTATACCTGCGGAGATTGTAATCCTAAGATTGGTTGTGATATGATTATTCATCAACTTTATGCTCAAGATCACACTTTAAGTTATATTGAGCGATAACTAAATACACTATATCTGGAGAAATATATGCTCTCTACTCAATATCGTTTACGACTTGAAGCAATCTGTGAAAGAATTGTAAAAGGTGAATCTGTAGAGCTAAGTGATATGATATGGGTAGAAAAATTAGCAAAATCAAATAGATCTGCCGCAACTATTTTGCGGCAGGCACGTCGTCGTGCTGCTAATCCTAATATGCAAGAAGATAGTTTGGATAGTTTTATGAATGCTTTAGATCTAGGAGATCCAGATCCTTCAAATCATAGAACTAGATTCAATGGTGCAGATGATATTATTGATTTCTTTACTGGAGATAAACCAGATGATTGGAGACAGAGAGATTAATAATTTTTTTATTATTAAAAATGTATAATATATTACAAATTTTTTCGCATAACTAAGTAATAGGTCTATAATGACCTTACGTTCATCTGATATATTCAGACGGAAGTAAGCCGACTCGGAACGGATCGTTCATCCCATTAGGGACGCAAAAGCCGACTGAAGGAACGCTCTTTAGCCTCAGAATTAAGGAGAAAACCTAATGTCTAAAGTTGTATATCGTGGTATTGAGTATGATACTGCGAATCGTCCAAATCAAACATTTAAGATTGAACCGCATGTAGAAATCTACCGTGGTACTATGTTTTACGTTGATGAAAACGGAAACAAACTGTCTATGCAACGAGCAGGAGGACAGAAATGAATACTTACTTCGTTCGTTATCTTAAGAGAAAAGCAAAGAAGGAAAGTCTTCTTAAGGCTGCACAACTAAATATGGCAAAGCAACCACAAGTTGCATAATCTAAAGAGGGGACTTGACTCCCCTCTTTTTTTTAACTATAATATTCTTTGTCAGGGTTGATAAAAATGGATAGAGAAAAGCTTAAGCTTATTGTCAGAAACCTTGAATCTCTGGTAGAATGTCTAAAGTCAGAGATTCATTCTGATATTGATTCATATAAAATGAATTATGAGGAAATAGCTCCTCACCTTGCTGACTACGATGAAATCTTTGAGGATAGTGATTTAGATGACTATGATTGAAAATACCGACTTCGAGTTTATGAAACCAGAAGTAAAACTCATTAGTGTTACTCCAGATGCAGAGAAGCACATGGCTTACTGTGCTAGGGTAAGTAATCCTGCTAACCAAGAGAATGAAAAGTTCTCTGGTCTTCTCAAGTATTGTATTCAACATCAGCACTGGAGCATCTTTGAGCAGGCATCGATGACTGTAGAGATTAATACTACAAGAGGTATCGCAGCTCAAATCCTCCGGCATAGATCCTTCACATATCAAGAATTTTCACAACGATATGCTGACAGCACTCTTCTTAGTAAGACTATTCCTCTGCCAGAACTTCGTCGTCAGGATGATAAGAATCGTCAGAACAGTATCGATGACATTCCAGATTATCTGAAACTGACCCTGACAGAAGATATTCGTGTTCATTTTGAGCAGTCTATGCGTCTCTACAATCGTCTTCTAGAGAAAGGTGTGGCAAAGGAATGTGCAAGGTTTGTACTGCCCCTCGCAACTCCCACAAGACTCTATATGACTGGCTCTGTAAGGTCATGGATACATTACATTGATCTTCGTTCTGCACATGGGACGCAGAAGGAACACATGGAGATTGCAGAACTTGTTCGTTGTATCTTTACCTGCCAGTTCCCTGCTGTGTCTGAAGCACTTGGTTGGACTCGTGAAGGATGCTCGGAGTGTACTGATGCTCCTTCCATTACTATTGAATAAATATCCCTATAGGTTTTAATTATCATATGGCAGTATACCCTATTATCAACAGAGAAACTGGTGAACAAAAAGAAATTACAATGAGTGTTCACGATTGGGATCAGTGGAGAAAAGACAATCCGGACTGGGAACGAGATTATTCTGATCCATCTACATTCCCAAATTTCGGGGAAGTGGGTGAGGTCTATGATAAACTCAAAAAGTCTCATCCAGGATGGAATGATGTTTTGAGAAAAGCATCAAAAGCTCCAGGATCTAATGTAAAACCAATCTAAACCTATGGCAAGAAAAAGAAGAAGTAATGATCAACCTATTGGTGTTGGTCTAACTGCAAAACAAATGAAGCGTAAAAAGCCGATTAACGCAGAATTGTTAATTGATATTGATCCACTAACAGATAATCAGAAAAAATTATTTGATGCATATTCAAAAGGACAACATTTGGTTGCTTATGGTTGTGCAGGAACTGGTAAAACCTTTATCACTCTATACAATGCTTTATGTGATGTTCTAGATGAAAGAACTCCTTACGAAAAAATTTATATCGTTAGGTCTCTTGTCTCTACTCGTGAAATTGGATTTCTTCCTGGAGATCATGAGGATAAATCTGCACTTTACCAAATTCCTTACAAGAACATGGTAAAGTACATGTTTCAGATGCCATCAGATGCTGATTTTGAAATGCTCTATGGTGCTTTGAAAGCACAAGAAACTATTAAGTTTTGGTCAACTTCCTTCCTCCGTGGAACAACTCTTGACAAGGCAATTATCATTGTTGATGAGTTTCAAAACTTGAATTTTCACGAACTTGATAGTATAATTACTCGTGTTGGTGAAGATAGTCGTATTTGCTTTTGTGGTGATGCAACTCAATCAGATCTGATTAAAACAAATGAGAGAAATGGGATTATTGATTTTATGAAGATTTTGCGAGAGATGCCATCCTTTGATATGATTGAGTTTGGTGTTGATGATATTGTCCGTTCTGGAATTGTTAAAGAATACATTATGGCAAAAATGGGTCTTAATCTATGACATTTACCCATTGTAATTTTCTAGGTGAACTTGAATTACAGAAAAAAGAAGAAAATGGCACCCGTCTTTACTTACTTCCAAGTGGGCAATGGGTGCCTTCTATTACAACAGTTACTGGATTCTTTAAAAAGGAAAAAATTTTAGAGTGGCGTAAAAGAGTTGGGGAAGAAAAGGCAAATCAAATTAGTAGGAGTGCAGCTGCAAGAGGAACTGACTTTCACCAAGTTTGTCAAGATTATCTAGAAAATAAAGAACTAAATTGGGATGATTATAAACCCCTAACAAAGTTTATGTTCTTTCATGCCAAACCTTATCTTGATAAAATAAATAACATTCATGCAATTGAAAGAACTCTTTATTCCGAATATTTTGGAGTTGCTGGTAGAGTTGATTGTATTGCAGAATACGAAGGAGAACTAGCAGTTATTGACTTTAAAACTTCTACAGAAATTAAGCCAGAATCTTGGATTGAAAATTATTTTGTTCAAGAAATGTTTTATGCTGCTGCTTACTATGAATTAACTGATATTCCACCCATTAAATTAATCACCATTATGGTCACTCCAAACGGTGATGTTAAAGTGTTTGACAAAAGAAATAAAGCAGAGTATATTAAACTATTAGTCCAATACATTAAGAAGTTTGTAACTTTTAATTTTCATGAAGGATAAAATCACAAAAGCACTAGAAGAGAAGTTTTTATGCTCTGACAAATTTTCTCAAAAAATTGAAACAATTGTAAGAGACAATAAGGTTTCTTACATTGATGCTATTGTTCAATTTTGTGAAGAAAATAGTGTTGAAGTGGAAACTATTCCTAAATTAATTTCAAAACCTTTAAAGGAGAAATTAAAGTATGAAGCTATGCAACTTAATTTTCTTAAAAAAACAAGTAAGGCTATATTGAAATTTTAATGACTCCTTTTGATTGTTATAAAACATATCTGGCATTTAAAAATCATTTTACAAAGGAGTCATATGATTACCATAAGTATTGTGGCAAATCTAGAGCAACATTAGAATCTTTCTATAAAAGAAAGGATAGATATTTTTTTGAAAAAACTTCAAGACAAAAAAGTGATAAAGAAGTAGAAGATTTTTTTATTTCTAACTTTGTTTCATGCGACGATCCTCAATCTCTATGGATTGGAGAAATTATTAGTAATGGAACAAAAAAATATTCAGAATGGCAGAAAAAAATACAAGGTCTTAAATATCGTTTCAAGCAAGAGACTGAAGGATTATTTTCTGATACTATTTTAGATTATGTTTTTGATTGTTCAAAAGGACATCCACTTATTTTGAAAAATTTTTTGAGTGGAAAAATAAGTTTAGAAACAATGGTAATATATGATAGAATATTTTTTTATAGAAAAAAATTTGATTCTAAACTTAAAGACCCAGTTTGGAAAACTATAAGCCTAAGAATAAAAAAATATGATCCATTCATAAATATTGATGTGTTTGAGTATAAAAGAATAGTGAAAGAAATTGTTTTAGGTGGACCATGAGTTTTTTCAGTTCAGATATCGTTCAGGAAGAAGTTCGTAAACTATCTGAATTGCAAAAAGAAGTTTACAAAAATATGTTTAATTTTGTTTTGATGGATAAGGAAGATAAATTAAAACATCTTTCTATCCTCGAAGAACTCATTGAAACTCAAAGAATATTATATACTCGTTTGAGTTTATCTGATGATCCAGAAGCACAAGAAATGAAAGAAAGAATTATCAATCATGCTATTTCTATGGGAATGTCTCCCAATGTTGATTTGAATGCACTTTTGGATAATATGAAAAATCTTTTAGAAAACACAAAAAATCAGGTTGACAAAAGTTGACCTGCACACTAGAATACAAAAGTAATCCAATCAAATACGATTAATACGGAGAATACGAATGTCTTTTTCAGATCTTAAAAAGCAATCTAAACTTGGTTCGCTGACTGCCAAGTTGGTAAAAGAAGTAGAAAAAATTAGTTCTGGTGAATCATCTACTGATGATCGTTTCTGGAAACCCGAAGTAGATAAAGTAGGAAATGGTTTTGCAACTATTCGTTTCCTACCTGCTCCTGAAGGAGAAGAACTTCCCTGGACAAAAATTTGGAGTCATGCATTCCAAGGTCCCGGCGGTTGGTATATTGAGAACTCTCTAACCACTCTTGGTCAGAAAGATCCTGTGTCGGAATACAACCGTGGACTGTGGAACAGTGGTAACGAGAAAGATAAAGAAATTGTGCGTAAGCAGAAGCGCAAACTTTCTTATTATTCGAATATCTATGTTGTAAAGGATCCCGCTAATCCTCAGAATGAAGGGAAAGTTTTTCTTTATAAGTTTGGTAAAAAGATTTTTGATAAGATTATGGGTGCTATGCAACCAGAATTTGAAGATGAAGAAGCAATCAATCCTTTTGACTTTTGGCAAGGAGCAAACTTCAAGATCAAAATTGTGAAGAAAGATGGATATTGGAATTATGATAAATCAGAGTTTGATCGACCCGGTCCTCTTCTAGAAGATGATGAGGCACTTGAAGCACTTTGGAAAAAGCAATATGCTCTGACTGCTCTTGTTGCTCCCGATCAATTCAAGACATATGATGAACTAGAGGCACGACTCAATTCAGTTCTTAACTCAAAACCTCAACAACGACGAATTGATGAAGAAGTAGAAAATGAAGATAATGATCGTGGATCTTATACCCCAGACTTCACTTCTCGACGTTCTGAACCAGAACTTCCTTCTGTAAGCTATAAATCAAACGATGAAGATGAAGATGACGCTCTAAGTTATTTCCAACGTCTTGCTGAAGATTGATTATAGATCAGTAAGTTTAATATTATCAGTTTTCTTCAGATTATCTGATAGATAATCTGAAGATTGTTTATAAGTCGAGATATCTTCAAGATCGTTTAATGCATCTTGAAGATATCTTTGTCTTAAGACAAAGATATTTCTTTTGTTATTGTTCAATTCTTCTTCATAATCCAAAAAAGTCACTGGAACAGAAATTTCTGATCCTGCTTTTTGAATTACAACTCCAATATTTTCATCGTAATATTCAAGAGCAGATTGACCTTCAATTGAAAGTTTGTCGTAAAAAACTTTATCGACAATTATATTTGCATTTTGAACTATTTGATTCGAAGAATTTCTAATTTCTAAAGTTTTATAATGTTTAATTTGATATAGATTTTCTTCTGACCCATACTTTTCAATTAAGTAATTATAAAGTGCTTGTTCATTTAATGGCCATTCATTGTATACATCTAAGATATTATTAATAGTTAAAATTACCCAATCGTAGAGTGGGGTTCCATAAAATTTTTCTGAAACTTGATCTGGTCTTTCATCACCGACTATTGTGTATTTTGTAAAAAATGCAGTGTTTTGAAAAATGTCTGCACGAATTTTTCCTCTACGAAAAAAATTCTTTGTGGTAGTAGTATTCAAACTTGAGTTTGTATCAACTAAGTTTGAATGATATTCAATGTTTGGGAGAGTTTTAAAGTACATGTTAGTAACCGATTACTTCGTCTTTATCTTGATCTAAGTTTGTATAATCATCATCAAATATTGGATCTATTTCTGAGAAAGTAAGTGTCATATCATACCCAACCATAGATCCATCACCATATGTCATGTAAGAACCATCTGGCATATAATTCATTGACATATTTTGTAATGCACATACTTTCAGTCTAGGTAAGAAAGGATGCTCTTTAGGAGTTCCTGCAATAATTTCTGATTCTCCAGAAATTGGTTCTACGTACCAAAATTTTAATCTAAAAACATTTGGTGATGCAAGAAATACTTGATTCGCAGTTCTTTTAACTGCCATCCCTTGTTTCAGAGTTCTTATAATTTTTTTGATGACCTCAGATTCTTTTTTACTTCTAGGAGTCATCTTAAAACTGAATGTAAAAGTTCTAAGTGAAGGACCTTTAAAGAGAAGTTCTGTGTTTGGATTTACTACAGCACCTGTAGATCTTGTTAAAGTATTTACTCCAAGAATTTGTTTAATAATCTCATTGTTTAAAATTGGTTTTATGGTGTCTGCATTTTGTCTTGCAACATCAGCTCCTTTTTTTATTTCCGATCCTACACTTGCTGCAAAATTTCCTCCACCTAAAATTCTTCCAATTGCTCCAGCACCATATGCTTGAAGTGGATTTAATTCTGAATTAGTCCAATCTACTGGATTTGAATCTATTAAATTTGATGGAATTGGTAGAGTTATTTTTGCTATTGATGCCTCACTACTAGATCTTTCACTGATTCCAGGTAAACCCAATCCACTATCAAAAACACTTCCAGTATCATCTGAACCACTTACAATACCTAAACTGAGATTGGAAGAAGGAACATATCTAATCATTTCAATCGTAAAATAATCATTCCCTTCATATGCAACTGGATATTTTAGATCAGTATCGTATTTTGTTCTTGCTACCTGACCTTTACTGACAGTATCTAAAATACTTTTTTGTTGTTCTGGAGTAAGAGATTGTGAACTTCCAGAAGTTTCTGCATCTGTAGGAGCATTTGTTCCTCCCGATGATCCATCTATATTTTGATCAGGTTCAACTAAGGCAGTAGTTCCTGTTATATTTTGACTAATATCTAAAGCTTGTCTTGCTTGAGCATCTGTTATTCTTGCATTTGTTTTTAATGCAGCAATTGTTGCATTGTCTAATTGAGATGTTAAACTGCCAGGACCTCTTTTAGTTAAATCTTTTTTTATATCATCACCTGCAGCTGGAGTAAAAGTCCATCCGCCAGATACGTTTCTTTCTGCAATATTTACGTATCCTACAGGAAATCCCAAATCTAATTGTAGTGTTGTTTTTGCACTACCTGTGACAATAGTTCCTGGAGTTCCAAGAGTGTTATAGATTGTTGCAGTTCTAAAAGTATATCTTTGACCATTATATTCTTTATTAATTGTACCACTATATGATTGGGCCATTTACTTTTTTTAAATATTTATCCTAAACTTTTGATAGTTCAATGCTAGTAGGGTATTTAGTTCTTCTTTATTGACTTTATGCAAGTTTCCAACTAACTCTAACCAAGTGTAATTGTGTGGAGATTTCCAATGAAAATTGTATGCTCTAAATCCCCAACGAAATAAATCCGAAACCACAACTAATGGATATTGATCATATTCAATTTGTGGTGTTTTTGGTGAATAGACAAAGGTATACAATCCACCGATATCAGGTATGATTTCAGTTTCTTTCAGAATATCAAGAATTTCCAGCATTCTATCATCTGAATTTGGGTACGACTTAATTTTAGACGCAATATCTTCGGATATTCTATTCATATTCCCAATTCTTTTTCGGTGATGATTTTAAATTCCATCATATGGTCTTTGCAAAACTCTCTTGCTGCTTCCCATTTAGCTTGGTTTTTTGCGTAAGTTAATGTTTCATTTAAAAGTGTTTTTTTTCTTTTATTTTTTGTGGAAACGGGTTCTTTAGTTTCTCTCAAAGGTTTTATTTCTACAACTGCTTTTTTAATTTCTCCCTTTGACGAAATGTATTTCACACAAAAATCAGGAAAATATCTTCTGACCTTTTTTGTTGTTGGATCAAAATATGGTATGAAAAATTCTTCAGAACTATATTCTAAAATATTGTTATTAGTATCGCACCATTTCATAAATTTAAGTTCCCAACTACTTCTATAAATGATATTTTTAACATCACCTTGATATTTTTGTGGGTTTTGTGGGTGAAATCTTCCTTGATAATATTTTGCATCACGAGGCATTTTTCCACCCTCTATGTGATTTATTTCTCCCAGAAACTACTTGTTGCAAACATCCAATACTTAAATCATTGTCTTTAGCAAACTTAGTTAAATTTTTTACTTTTATAGTTTCTCCATATGGAGAAACTAATTGGTATTCTTTACTATTTTTTTCTGATAATTTTTTCTTAGTGCTTTCTAAACAGGGTTTCCCTTTGTGTGGACTTTCATTATTTCTAAACCATTCTTTTCTTTTTTCACTTTGTTTTCTTTTTGTTTCTTCTGAGTGATTTTTCCCCCACATAGGATTAAGTTTTCCGGTTCTTGAACTACCATACATTCCATTTTTTTCTTTTGGATTGAATCTTGTCATCCTAAAATTTTCGTCTTCGTATAATTTCAAAATTATTTTTTTTAGTTTTTCTTTGGTTTCTTTAGTGTGTTTTTTTCCATAAAAAGGATTTAGTTCACCTTCGTGAGAAGATTTACCTTCAAAAAAAATTTCAATAATTTCTGCAGACCCATTAATATTAAAATTTTTGCAAAGATTACTTGTATCAAACTCTACTCTTCTCATTTTATGAATTAAACATTACTTATTAATATTTATTAAAATAACTCATCTACATAGTATATAATAACTAAAAAATATTTATTTCCATGGCGGGAAATATTCCAATAAGACACTATAAAACGTCTGACTTAATAAGTAAGTTTGGTAGACTTGCACAAACATCTCAGTATTATGTTTTAATTTCTGCTGATTCCACTAAAGAACTTTCTGGTGTTGATAGAAATGTAGAAAAATCATTTGATTTTGATAGAGTGTTTGCAGGAGAAGAACTTGGTATGTATTGTAACGAGGCTTCTCTTCCTGGAAATTCATTTGCTACAACTGAAATGAATACAGATTTTCCTGGTGTGTCCCAAAGATTTCCTTACAGAAAAATATATAATGATCTTCAATTAACTTTTTATGTTGACTCTAGTTATAATGTAATTAAATTTTTTGAATCTTGGATGAGTTACATTGCAAGTCCTTATGGTTTTGGTCAACCAATATATGAAAGTAGTGGGCAAAGGGGATCATTTAGGTTTAATTATCCCGACAATTATAAATGCAATATATTCGTTTCTAAGTTCAATAAAGATTCCGCATTGAATAATAAAATTACATATAGATTTGTAAATGCATTTCCAATTGATATCACATCAATGCCAATTTCTTATGATTCTTCAGATATTTTAAAGTGTTCTGTTTCTTTTGCATATGATAGATATATTTTTGATAGAACTGGAAGTCTTGTAACTAGTGTTCCGGAACCATCTCAGGTTACAAATAAAAAAGATGAAGTACTTCCACAAACATCTACACTCACTCAACCTTTGAAGTCTATATCTAAGATAGGTGGCGCCGCCATACAGGAAACCTTTGGGGCATTTGGTGGATCAGTTGAAGGATCTGTGCCATTTAATACAGATCGTTTAACTAGAAATTTGGGAAATAGAGAAGTTGGTGGATCTGCATAAATAATCTTACTGAAGTTTTATAGGATATTATGCCTTTACCGAAGATTGCTACCCCAACATATCATCTTGTATTGCCCTCTACAAAACAAGAAATTAAGTATAGACCTTTTTTAGTAAAAGAAGAAAAAGTTTTAGTTCTTGCATTAGAAAGTCAGGATAATAAGCAAATTTCTACAGCAATTAAAACTGTTCTGAATAATTGTATTCAGACAAAGGGAATTAAGATAGAACAATTACCAACTTTTGATATTGAATATTTGTTCCTCAACATTCGTGGAAAGTCTGTTGGTGAAGAAGTTGAAGTTACTATTATTTGTCCTGATGATGAAGAAACGACAGTTCCTATTAAAATTGCATTGGATGAAATTCAAGTTCAAGAATCGGAAGAGCATAATAAAGATATTAAATTAGATGATAATCTAGTGATGAGATTGAAGTATCCTTCACTTGAAGAGTTCATTAAAAACAATTTTGATTTTACTGGAAATAATGCAAATATTGATCAATCTTTTGATTTGATTGCATCTTGTATTGATGTCATTTTCAATGATGAAGAATCATGGGAATCGAGTGATGTTACTAAAAAAGAATTAATTGATTTTCTTGAGCAATTAAATTCAAATCAATTTAAACAAATTGAGAAGTTTTTTGAAACAATGCCAAAATTAAGTCATAAAATTGAAGTTACAAATCCAAAAACAAAGGTAAAGAGCACTGTCGTTTTGGAGGGATTAGCATCTTTTTTCGGGTGAGCATGAACCACATTGATTTGGAATCTTACTACAGAATTAATTTTGCTTTGATGCAATATCATAAATATTCATTAACAGAGATTGAAAATTGGATTCCTTGGGAACGAGAAGTCTATGTTGGTTTATTAAAACAGCATTTAGAAGAAGAGAAACTCAAGCAACAACAAAATGGCGGTTGAACAAGTAAGCACAGACATACTTAGAATACTGGGCCTTGAAGAGACCGATGAAATTGATATGCAATCCTATAAAGGATTTCTGCGTGAAAAATTAACTGAAATTAGTATGGGAAAGAGTGGACTTTCCCGTGAAGAAGAAATGATAGTTCGTGAAGAGTTTCAAAGAGTTAGAGGATCAACTGCAGTTAAAGTTAAGAAAACAAAGATTAATCCTCAAGCAGTTTTTAATAGAAGACTTGGAGCAGGTGGTGCTGGATTAGTTAAATATCGTCCACCTGCACCCGGTTCAATTGCAAGAAGAGCAATACCTCAACAGAAAGTTACTGATGGTGGAGTTTTAGATAAGATTTATCCAATTGTTTTAGGAATTCAAAAAAATCTTCTTGCAGAAGAGACTAGAAGAAAAAAAGGAGAAAGAGATAGAAAATCTAAAAGAGATAAGGAAGAAAAGATATCAAAAGAATCCTCTCTTGAAAAAGCAGCAAAAGGAATTGTAGGGGCATTAGAAAAAACTTTTAAACCTGTTATTGATATCTTTAAAAGAATCCGTGATGCTTTAATTTTATTATTTTTGGGTTGGACAGCAAACCGACTTCTTGACTGGATTAAAGATCCAAAAAATCTTAAAACATTTAATGCTATTGTTGACTTTCTAGCAAGAAATGCTGGAAAATTATTAATGTTATTTGTTTTATTGAATAATCCTCTAGTAAAAGTTATTAGATGGTTGGGTAGAAACATGATTAAGTTTCTTGTGAGAATGATTGTTGATCTTACTAAGGGCAAAAATCTTCTTAGAGGTATTCGTGGGGGTAGGGGAGGTCCTCTAGGCGCAGCAGCAAGAGTTATAACAAATCCAGTTACTGCAGCAACGGCAGGTGTTATCGGTGGGTCTGCATTGGCAAATGAAGTTACTGGGCAGAGGGCAGCAGCAGGGGTTCAGGCAGAAAATAAAGCACGATCTCAAGCAGGGCAGGGTTTAGGTTTACAGGGTGTTGGAGGAGTTGGTGATATGGGTCTAACAACACCTTATGGATCTCTCCAGGGAACTGGAATTATTGGGGAACAAAACTTTGATGATGGTGGCATTGTTAAGGGACCATCTGGAATTGATAAAGTTCCTGCAAACCTGACCGAAGGAGAAGTGGTTTTTTCTAAACCGGCAGTTAAAACATTTGGTGAAGACTTTTTACTTGCTATGAATAAACTAGGTGGTGGATCAAATAGGCCGACTTATTCTGGAGGAAGAATGTATGCCGCAGGTGGTGGTATTGTTAATCCCGTTCCTTCTCAAAATATTGCCACAAATAAAGGAGGATATGCAGCAGATACTGGACTGGATATTTTGACATCTATAGGATCGAGAGTTGTTTCTCCAGTATCTGGAATTTTGGAGTACGCTGAAAGGGGACATGTTAGACAAATGGGACAGGATGCAAATCCGGAAATGCCAGGGCACCAGGATCAACATAGTGTAAGAATTAAGTTAGATAATCCTTTCGAGTATGCTGGGAAAAAAGTGAATTTTTTCTATGCCACACACATGTATGACTTAGCAAATTCTATTAAAAATAAAAAAGGAATTAAAATAAATGCTGGAGACTTTTTAGGAAAAAGTGGAGTTGCTAATGATACTCCACATGTTCATGTTGGATTTGTAGAGGATAGAGAGCAAAATAGTTTTCTTAATTATAAACAAGTGAGATCTTTATTGAGCGGAGCATCTATAAAAGATTTGGGTGGAGATATTGATCATGGAAATGTAGATTCTTCATCTTCTGAAATATCGGCAATTGCATTTGCATCAGAAAGAGATAGGCAATTAACTTCGGCATATTTAAAGTATATTACTCAACCAATGGGAAGGGGTTTAGATATTAGACCAATCATTGATCAGGTTAGTGGTGTTCCCGGATCAACGGGTCCAGGACCATCTCCACAAAGTGTAGTTCCATCTAGACCTGCTGCTAGTTCAAATGCGGAGAGAGTTACTGGAGCAGCAGCAAGACAAATTGCTACTCCAACAGGATAAGATATGGCTATTTCACCTCAGAAACTACTACCACAATCAAGTTCTGGTGGAATGAAGATGTCTTCTTCCATTGTTAAAACAACTAATCTCAGCATCACTAAAAGATCATCAACTTTTAGTAAAGATGTTGAGTCTTCAAATGAAGGTGGAAAATTAGTTCCAATTTATGAAAGTTTATTGAATATTAATGAAATTTTGTCGAGAAGATCAAAAGAGGAGAAGGTAGAAGTAAAAAGAAAAAAAGAAGCAGAAGACAAGAAAGAAAAGAAAAAGGAAGAAGATCAATTAGAACTTAAAACTCAAAAGAAAAAAATAGATCTTCCCAAAATTAAAACTCCTTTTGCCAGTTTCTTTGATCGTCTTAAGAATTCTTTAGTTCTTTTATTTGTTGGTTGGTTAGTTAATCGTTTCTTTGATTATATTCCAAAGATACTTGAAGGTGTTTCTAATTTTATGAAGACACTTGAAGATATTCGTAAGTTTTTGAAACCTGCTACTGATGCTTTGGGATCTGCACTTTATAATGTTACTCTTTCTGGAACTAAGATGTTAGGTGCCATTACTGGTGCTCAGATCGATAAGAATGAAAAAGATCTTGCAGTAGCAATTAATGAACTTGATAAAAAGTTTAGTATTATAGACGCATTGATGGCAGGAATTATTATTGGTGATATATTTTCTGCTGTTGCTGATGGATTGGATTTATTTGAAAGACCTGGAAGAAGTGGAGGACCAATAGGTATTCAAGGTAGCATACCTGGTAGAGGTCGTTATGGTGTTAGTTCCGATGTAGCAAGAAGGTATGCCGAAAGATATGGGAGAAATGCAGCTATTCGTAGATTTGGTGAAGAGGGAGTTCGTTCATTAGGAGGTAAATATGCAAGATCTGGAATTACAAATCTTGCAAGACGAGGATTAGTAGCAACTCTTGGTAGGGGTGGAGTAAAGAATGCGATTAGAATTATTAAACCATTAACAAAAGCAATACCATTTATTGGTGGATTGATTGAATTTGGTCTTGCTTTAATGGAAGGAGACAAACCGGGAAGAGCTGCTTTCAGAGCAGCTGGGTCAGTTTTGTTTGGTGCTATTGGAGCAGCGTTGGGTGGACCATTTGCCTTATTCACTGGTGGACTTGGAGCTTATTTTGGTGGAGAAGCTGCTGGTAAATTATATGACTTTATATTTGCTGGTAAGAAAGCTCCATCAAAAGATACTGGAAAAAAAGGACCAAAGAAAAAAACTGAAAAACCAAAAGGATATTTCTTTGGTGGACTGGTGAGTGGAGTTAGAAATTTTTTCAGTGGTAGATCCGCAAAAGTTTCTCAACCATCAAGGTCTACTGGTATTTCACAAAAAGTATCTCAGCAAGCACCCAGTTATTCCACATCAATTAAACCAATCAGTGTTGATCCAAATCTAGTGGATAGAATTGGGTTGGCAGTTATAAGTGGTTTTGTTGGAGTAAATCAGGCTTTATCATCTATTCCTTACTTTGGACCACTTGTTGCTTTAGGAATAAATTTAGCATTAGGAAAAGATAGATTTTCTAAGGGGACTTCACTTTCTGTTGCGGCTGGAATAGGAAATTTACTTGGAAATCCTCTTTCACTTGCAATTTATAATTATTTTGATAAAGTAATGCCTGGATTGGGTAGATTAGTTCAGAAAGTTGTTGGAAAAGATTTTGGTTCTTTCTTATCGGGATGGATTACTCAATTTTTAGGAACAGAATTATATAAAGCAATATATCCGATGATTGATTTTATCAAAAATATAATCTCTTCTTCTCAATTGGAATCTAAGAAAGTATCAAAAGAAAAAGAAACTCCAGGAGGTGATGTTACTCCAGTTAATGTTCCTACTGGCAAAGACGATAAAATCAAAGAAGCACTTGCTTTCTATAAATCAAAAGGTTTTTCTGATACTGGTGCGGCTTACATGGTGGGAAATCTTTTGCAAGAATCTGGACTAAGACCAGATGCTGTTGGTGATAATGGAAAAGCATTTGGATTGGCTCAATGGAGAATTGATGCAGCATCAGGTGCCAGATGGTTGGGATATCAAAAGTGGGCTGCACAAAATAATAAACAGATTGGAGATTTTTATGCTCAATTGGAATATACAATTGTAGAAGGTCTGCAATATAATGCTGGACTTTCTATGATGAAAGGAAATGATAAGTCAGCACATAAAAATTTTGTTAGGGGATATGAAGGATACTCTGAAGAAGGAAATAGATTTGGATTTGCTGAAGATATATTAAAAAATGCCGAGAAGTATGGTTTACAAAAAGGAAGAGGTGGTGGAAGATTTAAAGAAACTAATTTAAAACCTGTTGACATAAAACCGTCAAAATCAACTTCAATATCAGCAACTTCTTATCCTAGTGTTTCTAGGTTTGCGTCTTATGATAGACCATCAACAATAGTTCAACCTGTCAGACAAATTGTTTATGTTCCTATGCAACAACCCCAGTCTAGTGGTGGAATTGTAATGATGGGAAGTGGTGGTGTAAATAATATAGATTATCAAATTGCAGCAACAAAAGCAGCACTATAATGGCAAATCCAGATTTAAAATCAGCAAAAGAAGCAAAATTTATAAAGTTTTTTATAAAGAAAGATCAAAGTAATGGTGTTGAAATTTCTAGTGGAATATCTGAAATAAGTTACTATGAAAGTATTTTAACATCAACCACTAGCATGGAAGTTACTTTAATGGATGCTGGTGGTGGAAATATTGATGGAAAACAAAAAAATGTTCTTTCTGGATTTTTGAGAGGTGGTGAAGAAGTAGAAATTATTTTAGAAGATTCTCAGGGAATTAAATTAAAAACAAATCTTTACACAAATACAATTAAATCTGGAGATGTTGGAACTCAAAAAGTTTCCTTAAGTATGTCTTTATTTCCAAAAGAGTACTTATCAAATGAACAAACTAGAGTTGTTAGAAGATATGATGGTAAGATATCAGAATCTGTTAAAAAAATATTAAAAGATCCTAGAATTTTTAATTTAAATGATTCGCAAATTGACATTGAAGATACAGAAAATAATTATAACTTTATAGGAAATGATAGAAAACCTTTATATATTTTTGATTGGTTATCCTCAAAATCAGTACCAGTAGGAAAAACTGGATCGTGTGCAGGATTCTTTTTCTTCAACTCTAATAATAAATATAACTTCAAATCCGTTGATGGATTATTGAGTCAAAATCCAAAGAGAAAGTACATTTATACAAACACACCACCAAGTAAATCAGACGAATATTCAAATGGAACTTATGGAAAAATACTACAATACACTATAGATGAAAATATTAATATTCAAAACAAGATGCAGATAGGAACATATAATACTAGAGTTATATATTTTGATCCTTATAGCTTTAAAGTAGATGCCATTATTAATTCTGCAACTGAAGTGTCAAAATCTTCTCCGGAGAGAAGTAAAGATGTAGATTCTCCTCAAGTTTCTGGAGCTTCTCCCCAAAAAGGTAATGCTACTACTGCAGCAAAAACTTTGGATTTTATTGAAAAACAATTTTTAAATCCTGACCTTCCTTGTAGGTTAATGACTGTCGTAAAAGACAATGGAAATTTACCTTTTGGAAAAGATTCTCAAAAACAATTAGAAAGTTGGAAACAAAATCCAACCACCATGAATGATCGCAAAGATCTAACACTACATCAATCTATTGCAAGATATAACCAATTATTTTCAAATAAAATAGCAATTACTGTTCCCGGTGATTTCAATCTTCATGCAGGAGATACAATTTATTGCGAATTTCCTAATCCAACTTCAAACAATAATATGGAAAACACTATTAACAATGAACTTAGTGGAGTTTATTTAATTGCTGATGTAAATCAGACTGTTACACGACAAACTCACTATACTTATCTCAATCTTGTTAGAGATTCTGTTGGAAAAGTGATTAAATAGTAATAGTAATTAAATGAATTGTATGGGAACAATAGAAGACCATATTGAAAGGGATCGTAGTATTATTGAAGATCCAACGGTATCGTCTCAGGCAAGAAGACATGCTGAAGATGAACTTGAATCCCTTCAAAAATATCAAAAAAATCATCCAGGAGATCATCATGATCCTACTCCTTTGGAGTTATACTGTGATTCGAATCCAGATGCTTTAGAGTGTAGGGTTTACGAAGACTGATGCTTGATTCTGGACTGCTCTCCAAAAATTTTATAGGAAGAGATGGATTCATTTGGTGGATCGGTCAAGTTCCTGATGCAAAATATTGGAAAGGAAATTTACCATCTTTACCTCAAGATGATCCATCAAACTTACCTGGATTTAAATATAGAGTTAAGGTAAGAATTCTTGGATATCATACTGCAGACTTAAATAATCTTTCAGACGAAGATCTTCCTTGGGCTCTTGTTATGCTGCCCACCACAGCAGGATCTGGATCTGGTAGTAGTGCAGTAACTCCAAGATTTTCTGGAGGAGAATTTGTATTTGGATTCTTTTTAGATGGTGACAATGGACAGCAACCAGTTATCATTGGTACACTTGGAAACTCTACTCAAACTGTATTATCCAAGTCTTTACCATCCGTTGGATTTAAACCATTTTCCGGTCACATATCTAGCGGAAAGGCAGTTCCTCCTCATAGTATTAAAGATAGTTCTGGAATTGATAAAAGCACAGTTCCAAATAATAATCAATCTATTCCATCAGGTTCTAAAGGTGGAACTCCAAATGTAATTGTAAGTGGAAACTCTCCCGATCCAAATAAATCAATCAACCAAGAATCTTCAAATTCTACAGGAGACATTAAAACAGCTCATCAAGAAAGACAGCAAGAAAATAATAGATCTTTTCCTTTAGGAAATGCTTGTAAAAAAGATAAAAATAAAAAAGATGGAATTAAAAATGCAATAAAAGATTTAATTAGGGTTATTAATGGAGTTCAAAAATACTATGATTCATACTTATCTCCAACATTAAATTCCATTCAAAATATTTCAACCGAAATAAGTTTATGTGCAGGACTTATTGCTGGTTATTTAAAAGATATTTTGAATGGTTGGAGATCCGATTTGTTTATAGAAATAAACAAAAGAATTAAAAAACTACAGTCTAAATTGAGCACCAAAAAACAAATTATAAGTGGTGAAGTTCAACAAAAATCAATTGATTCCATTGGATGCATTTTTAATAAAATTATCAATTCTTTAAAGTCTTTAGTTGAACAATTTTTAACTAAGTTTCTTGATAGAATTTTTGATGCTGCTGAATGTATTATTGATACTATGATAGGATCTTTGTTTGATAGTATCATAGGTCCATTGGAGGGTGCAATTTCTTCTGCTTTGGGTCCATTAAATAAACTGATTTCTGGGATATCTGGAGGATTGTCTCAAGCTATTAACTTTGCATCGATGATTCAGAATTTTCTTTCTTGTGAAGAAGAAGATGCTTGCCCAGAAGTTCAAACTTGGTCTTGGTTAGATGGTCCAAAACCAGGAACTGAAGATGATTATTCAAATGCACTTTCTAAAATTTCATCTACAGGATTTAGTAATTTATTAGGAAATCCTTCATTGTCTTCATTAAGAACCGGAAATGTTCTTAACTGTTTATCAGGGCCCTCTTTGTGTGGACCACCAAAAATTGAAATATTTGGAGGAGGTGGTGGAGGAGCATCTGCAAATGCCATCATTGGGGATGATGGAGAAATTCTTGCTGTTGATTTGTTGACTCCGGGATTAAATTACTATAGTAATCCTTTTGTTTACTTTGATGATGTCTGTGGTAATGGATCTGGAGCAAGAGCAGAAGCAATAGTTGGAACTGATGGTAATGATTGTGGAAAGTTGATAGGAATTAAAGTTACTAATGGAGGTAAAGGATATAAGAGAAGAAGTGATGGAAGTCTTGGATCGGGAGGAAAAACTCTTGTTGGCATTGGATCGACTGCAAAGGCAATGGTTCTTCCTTCCGGAGCAAACTTTTCAATCAATAGTTCTAGTTTTAACTTTAAAATACTTTCTGGAATCATTACATCTTTATCGGGAATTTCTACTACTGTTTTATCAGGACCCGAAATTCCATGTGGAGTGACTACTTCTTATTCTTCAGTTGCAGCTTACGTGAGACAAGGTTCTACTGTAACAATTCCTCCAAATGGTTCTATTATAATTCCAGCATCAACAACATTAACTAATTTACCAAGCAATGTTCAGAAAAATGGAACTACTTATACATTCCCTTCAGGAGGAACTATTACAGTTCCTGTGGGGATAGGAACAACTTCAATTTCTTCTGTTACATCTCCAATAACTAATTATGGTGTTGTTTTAGAATTGGATGAAGTATTGGTTAAGAACACTGGTATAAATTATTCTCCAGATGATAAAATTTGCATATCTCCGGATAATGGAGCTAACTTGATTCCTCAGTTTGATCCATATGGAAGATTGCTCAGTGTTAGAATTCTAAATAAAGGTACATTTGTTACTGCTAGACCGACTATTTCTATATGCAATAGTGATACTGGAATAAATGCAGAAATGTTTGCTGTCTTAAAACCGAAAAAGGTTACTCCCGAAGAAGCACAAACTTTAGGATTAGATCAAGATAAAATTATAAGTGTTATGGATTGTGTAGGTAAGGTAAATGTCTGATAAATTTAAGGCAGAATTTTGTATACATGATGAAACTGCCGATAGGATTATTGAGACTGGTAGATATTGGGAAGATGAAACTACTTTCTCTGCATATAAATTAACTTCTGGATATGACCCAGACCACTATTTGTCTTTTGATGTAAATCGTGGTCCAGAGGAATCTGGATGGACACTTTTTAGTACTCCTGGAACTTTTCAAGTAAGAGCTGGATCAAAAACACCACCTAAATCCGGTGCAGTAAATTTCTTTGCAGAAAACGGAGATGTTAATATTACCTGCATGAATGGTGATATTCGTTTAAAGGCACGAAATATTCATATCGATGCTTCTTTAAATGTCTCTGATAATAGAAATGGAATAGTCCATATTAAAGGTAGTGAAAAGGTTTCAATCCACGCACCAACTGTTGAGGTTGAAGCAAAAAGAATGTTAAGAGTAGTTTCTAGTGGAAGTTTTGTTCTTGATATTGCCAATGTCAGTGAATTAAATATGGGCATGTGTAAAGCATTCTCAAATTCATCATCAACAATACTTCCACTTGTTGGAACTACAAAGAATTTTGTTAGTTAGGAGATAAAAAAATGCCATTTTCATTTGATGTAACAAATGTAACTTTTTTAAATGCTGGATCAGGAGAAAGTAAGTTAGTAGATATTGATGGACAAGGACCAACTCAGGGATGTGCATATTTGGAAGGACCTGTTCATATCGGAAACGAGAGTGGATATACTCCAGTAGATATAAATGAGTTCGGTGCTTTGAGTGTAGATCAGTGCCAAAATATATCTCAAAAACCACTTCCATTTTATTCTTTTTTCGCAAAAACTTATGCAAGAATTAAAAGTTTTTTAAAGGTAGATAAACTTTTAACAGTTGAATTGATAAAGTCAAAAATAATTTATACGGATGTCTTAATGGCAAAGACAAAAAACTTTGTTATAAATCATCCAGACAAAAAAGATAAAAAGTTAGTTCATGCTTGTTTAGAAGGACCTGAAAATGGAGTATACATAAGAGGGAAAACAAAGGATAATAAAATTTTATTGCCAGATTATTGGACAAATTTAATAGATCATGATACAATAACAGTTTCATTGACTCCTATTGGTTCACATCAAGATTTGATTGTAAAAGAAGTGAAGGAAAATTATATTTCAATACAGTCTAATTGCAGTATACCAATAAATTGTTTTTATCATATTTTTGCGGAAAGAAAAGACATTTCTAAATTAGAAACGGAGATTGATAACTAATGCCAGGACCTTTTATTTTTAAAGACTATGGAACTTTTACGGGTCCAAATAGTTTTGATGGAAATTATGATTACGATAACTCATCTTTAGAAGGATTCTGGCACTCAGATTTGCCCACAGATACTTCTTTTTCTTTGACTGATGTAGCATCTATTTTATACTCAAATAAGTCAAATTATCTCGGACATTATTTGTTTTATAATTCAACTGGGGTTTTAAATCTTGGACATAGCACTGGTTCTATTCCAACTTATATTAGAAATCTTGGGACAGAAATACAGAATGGAAACGGAATACAAAATGGAACATATACAATTAATGGAATTACAAATATCAATGGATCAACAACAATAAATGGAAATTTAAATGTTAATGGATATGTATCTTGGAGTGGATCTATTGTAGGAACCACTAAAGATTTTGACATCTCACATCCAAATAAAGAAAATTATAGACTCAGACATTCTTGCATTGAAGGTCCAGAATATGCGGTCTATGTTAGAGGTAAGTTAGAAGGAAGTAATGTTATAGAACTTCCAGATTATTGGGATGGACTGGTGGATCTCGAAACAATTACTGTACATCTCACACCATATAAAATATATCAAGAATTATTTGTGGAAACTATTCGTTGGGGCAAACAAATCATAATTAAAAACAATGCTGGTGGACCTATTAACTGCAGTTACACAATTTCTGCAAAGAGAATCGATGTGAGGGATATTATTGTTGAATATGAGGGAAATGAAGTTCAACATTTTGATTTAGAGAGGAAATAGTAATGGCATTTGCAATAGGATATACCAGTCCAATTACTCTTTTATCTGATAGAATAACAGGAATACAAAGTTCAAGTAATACACTTCCACAAGCAGTGGGAATTGCTTCAAGCGGAAGATCTTTGTTTACCCCTGCTGCCGAATTACTTGACAATCTTGCTTTAGATAAAGTTGATATTGTTAATTATTATAAACAAGAAATAGTATCTGCTGGGCTTGCTGCTACAAATTCTTGTTTGCAAAGTAGATGGCCTCCTTATGTGACTGATCCTGGATATACGGGAACTCCAAGTGATGCTACATTAAAAAGTTCAGTTGACAATTTATTTGGAGATATAATTGTCGGGACAGCGAAAACTGCTTTAGGGACAGTTGTTGGATTGACTACAACCGGAATGGTTGGATTTGGATCCGTTAGAGAAGATCTTCTAAGAGCATATTACTACCCTAAAATTGAAAATGAACAATATGATACGGACAATCCTTTTCAAAATCAAAATTGGATTACGATAACAACTGGAAATTTGGGGATTGGTGCGAGTGTTAATGTTTGGGTTAATCCAGAAAATGGTAGTTTGATAGGGACAGTGTACTCATTAATCGATACAGGGAGCCCATGTAATACTTCATCTACATCTATAGGTAGTTCTATTACAACTTTAAAAATTATTCGAGAGGAAGCCCTGGGATTAACTACATCAAACACTATTTTAAAAGATCAAAAAACATCATATGACCTTCAAATTTGGTCATATAATAGAACTATACAAACTAATACAACAACAGTTACTGGTCTAACATCAGCAATCTCAATATTGCAACAATATGAAGGTCAGTACTGACGCTTGACACGGACTCACTGCTGTGATATGATACATGGGTAATCAACGGACGACCGAATGCAAGACGAGTACCTCTCACGTTGCGTGGTAGACCCAATTAAACGTACAGTTTATCTGTATTCTAATGAAGGGACGGAAAAGCAAGTGACCTGTGACACGGTAGATGAATTTATGAACGTGCTAGAGTTTGTTCGTGCTACAGTGGATGAAGAGACCCTCTCATACGCAAATCCACTTTAAGTTTCCAAAAAGGTCGAAAAAAATCCCGGCAAAATTTTACCCTTATTACTTTTTTGAAAAGTATGGTTTATAAAATTTCATATAAAGACCTCAAGGAGGAACCAGTTAAAACTACTCCTGAGAATGTAAAAGAGGCAAATGAAGCACTCTTTACAGCAAAGTGGAATCTTCCCAAAGCAGCAAAGCACTGTGGAATGTCACAAAAAGAAATGAAGTTGACATTCTGGGAGTTTATCAAGTATAATCCTATAACCTACGAAGGTTAATTTTTTTGGGCGAGTGTCGTAATAGGTAGCCGAATCGCACTTAAAATGCGCTGGGAGTAATCCCGTGGGGGTTCGAGTCCCCCCTTGCCCATTAGAAAAGGTAAACATTATAAATAAATATATCGTCTACCTTTTCTATGAAATACACTGAAGAACAATTTATTGATGCTGTAAAGTCCTCAACAAGTGTAAGACAAGTTTTAAATAAGCTTGGACTTAAAGAAGCAGGTGGTAATTATTCCATCACTAAAACAAGAATTAAAAATCTTGGATTAGATACTTCACACTTTAAAGGACAAGCTTGGAATAAAGGACAAACATTTGGTCCACGAAAACCTATAGAAGAACTTTTGGTGAATGATAGGAAATATCCTTATCAATCTCATAAATTAAAAAATCGTCTTTTGCAGGAAGGTATTAAAATTCATCAGTGTGAAATGTGTGGTATATCTGAATGGAGAGGTAGTCCAACTCCTCTAGAATTGGATCATATAAATGGTGTCAATTATGATAATCGTTTAGAAAATCTCCGTTTATTATGCCCCAACTGCCACGCTCAAACACCAACTTATCGTGGTAGAAATAAATAATCAAAAGTACTAGGAATTATCCTATGAAGTACAGAATTGATTCCAGATACGTTTGGTATAATAGAGGAAACTCAATAGTTCTAATGTATTTCATAAATCAAGTTCCTTTTACTTTTGACGAACTCCCTGACGAATCTTTATTTGACTTGGAGTTAGTTGAATTAGCAGACAAAGAAAGAAGGTTTGAACAGGAAGATTTATACCAATCTTCGTATTATTTGATTCTTGAAGAATGTCATCCATTGATGTTTGAACTTGAATTAGAAAATCCTGAAATGTTGCCTGTTGATTAATGCCTTTCTAGCTCAGTGGTAGAGCACTCGCCTTGTAAGCGAGCGGTCATCGGTTCAAATCCGATGGGGGGCTTGAGTTCACAAAACTCCAATGTCACTTATTTCACAACAAGACCGCGAGATGGTCATTGAAGCACTTGAATATTATGTTCAGAAACTTAAGGAAGATAACTGCACCCCTGCCTCTATCAGTGCTTTCCAAACCCTCCTTAATTGGGTCGAATTGGAGCATTTCAAACATGAAAATTAATCTTTGGTATTGCGATTCTATGAAACAGTGGCGTTGGATTCTTACCGATGATTCTAGACCCATTCTAAAGCAAGAATCTGGACAGCAACCATTTCTCCGTGATGCTATGAATGACGTAGCAAATACAGTAGAATATATGATGCAATGTAAGCAAAGTGAATGAAGTCTGACTTCTATATTGATAAAGTTTCTAAAAAACAAGCAGAAGAACTTCTTCTTGAATATCACTATCTTAAGGATATTTCAAAAAGTTTTAAGTCTGGTTATAACTACGGACTCTTCAGGAAAAATGAGTTTTCTCCTTTGAATATTGGTGGTCTTCTTGGGGTTTGTATTTTTACTGGACTACCTGTACCTGAAATTGCGAAGGGGGCATTTGAACTTGAACGAAATGAACAACAAGGATTATTTGAACTCTCAAGACTTTGCATCCACCCTGGTACGCAGTCAGAGGAATATAACATCACTTCTTGGTTTGTGTCAAAGGCGATTAGACAATTTCGGAAAGATACTGAAGTTAAAGCAATCCTTTCTTATGCTGATTCAGATCACCATTCTGGTACAATTTATCGTGCTTGCAACTTTAAGTATTACGGTCTCACAGATAGAAAAAAAGATTTCTATTATTCAGACGGAACTAAACACTCTCGTGGAAAAGTAAAAGATTCTAAAGGTGAGTGGAGAGAAAGAAGTAGAAAACATCGATATCTTATGGTATTTGATAAAGATTTAAAAAATAAATTGACATGGGAAGAAGTAGTGTGGTAAAATATTAAAGTCCGTGTGAAGGAAAGACGCACTTTATGTGCTTTTAAGCATCCAAATTTTGGATGCTTTTTTAATGATAAATAATCCATAACGGAACTATAAGAATCTAATAAAATGCCTTTAAGTCGTTTAGAGAATTTCCTAAAGAATACCAAAGGTAACATTCTCTATGTAAGTCCAAATGATATTGACTCTACCGATGCGTATGAAAATAGAGGAAATTCTTTAACAAGACCTTTTAAAACTGTTCAAAGAGCACTTATTGAAGCAGCACGATTTTCATATCAATCTGGAGTAAATAACGATTTATTCAACAAAACAACAATTTTACTTTATCCGGGTGATCATATAATTGACAATAGACCTGGATGGATTCCTTATGATAATGGATCCGGAGAAATTAGATATTATGATCGTGCAGGAAATTCTAATTTGATTCTTGGTCCTTTGACTAGCACTTCTAATTTAAATTTAGAAGACGCTGCAAATGATATGTATAAATTGAATAGTATTCATGGTGGAGTTATTCTACCAAGAGGAACTTCAATTGTAGGATTAGATCTTCGCAAAACAAAAATAAGACCAAAGTATATTCCTGACCCAGAAAACAATAATATTGAAAGAACTGCAATTTTTAGAGTTACTGGAACTTCTTATCTTTGGCAATTTACAGTTTTAGATGCAGATTCAAATGGAAATTGTTATAAAAATTATTTGAATGATTTATTTGTTCCTAATTTTTCTCACCACAAATTAACTGCATTCGAATATGCAGATGGACTCAATGATGTAGTTATCAATGACGCATTCTTGTCTCTTCAAACGACAAGAACAGATCTGGAAATGTATTATGAAAAAGTTGGAGACTTTTTCGATTCTCCTTCCGGAAGACCTGTTGAACCAGATTATCCTTCAGGTGGATTTGATTTTGAACCAAAAATTGACGAATATAGAATTGTTGGTCCTATTTCTGGATCTGTAGGAATTTCTAGCATTAGGTCTGGAAATGGAACTCTGGCTGGGGCGAGTCCAACAATTACTGTTACACTCGACAATCCTTTGCAAGGACTTGATGTTGATACTGCATTTTCAATTAGTGATGTAGATGCAGATTATAATGGACAATATGTTGTAAGTGGAATCACCAGTTATTTTGGCGGGACAAGAGAATTTACATATCAAGTTCAAAATATTCCAACTAATCCACTTCCAATATTAACAAATGCAGTTGTAGAACTTTCAAGTGATACTGTAACTTCTGCTTCTCCATATATCTTCAATATTTCTTTAAGATCTGTTTGGGGTATGTGTGGACTTCATGCAGATGGTAGCAAGGCAACAGGATTTAAGTCCATGGTCGTTGCTCAGTTTACTGGAATTGGACTTCAGAAAGATGAAAATGCT